TCTAGCCATTACAACGCCTCTATAAAATCAACTTCAAATCTATATAAATCTAAATCCCCTGTGTTAAATTCTTGAACATCATTAGTTAGTCTAACTGTAAATTCTACTCCGTCATAAGTGACTGCTTCATCATCAGCTAAAGCACTTCTTAAAGGTGGCTCTATTGTAATAGTTGTTGCACCTGCGGAAGCAGTAGCATCATCTACAACCATATACACTTTTGAGTGGCCATTAAACTTAATAAAATCCCCTGCTTTTAAAGTACCTGTCATTCCGTCAATATCAATAGTAGTATCACCGGCAGTATGTGAGCCATTAACTAAAACTGTTCCCGATACATCACCTTTAGCATTTTTTAAATCTGGTAAAGCAATTTGGAATGTTTCTTTTTGACTTCTTTGTTTCATTATGAACGCATAAACAGGTGCAAATTCACTTCTATTCATTGGTGGGTATGATGCTGAAAATTTAAATCTTTGTCCGTCTATCTGAACTGCAAACATCTTTCCACTATCAGTAGTAGATGTGATTGTTGCTTGTTCAGAACTAAATCCGATTGATGAAAATTCTGGTGATGTTGGATATGTACCTGCCATTAGACTAAAGCCTCTTTTCCTTGACTATTAAGAGCATCATTTATCACATTAACAATAACACTTCTACGTTTAACTAATAAATCATCAAATCCTTGAGTATCATTAGCGTAAACATTTACATTGACTGTTGTTGCTCTACCTAAATCTTTATTAGGTATAATAGTTCCAGATTGTGAAGGTACAAACATCTCTGGCCCTTGTTCACCAACCATGTATGTACTGCCGTCTTGTACTCGACCACCTAAAGCACGACCAGAATAACTTTGCGAACGTATGTTTGCAACAAGTGCTAATCCTTGTGCCACCGAAACTGCTGCTGCCAAAAACGAATAAGGTGGCGGATATGTTGCAAGTGCGTTTGAAGCACCTTTGTAAGCATTAATGGTGGCCTCTGCTATTTGATACGCTTGATATGCCTTAAAGGCATTTTTATTTAATCCTGCTAAAACAGATAAGGTGTTTTTAGTTTTATCAATAGTTTCTTTTTGGGCTTGTTTTAAAATTTCTAATTTTTCTTTTTCAATTTCTTCTGCGGTTTTTACTTCTTGGTCACCTAATATTTGTTTTAATCTTAAAGTTTCACCACCATAAACACCAACAGCCTTACCTGCCTCTTGAGCATATAATCTAGATTTTCTTAATTCTTCATTATATTCATATAAAATTTGTAATCCTTCATTTAATCCTTCTTCTTGTGCTTGCCTAAATAAATTAAAAGTATCACTAGCTTGTACAGTATTTTCATTAACAGTAGCCATTTCTAAAGCTAATAATTTTGTATTTTGTAATGCGTCTGGAATAATTTGATTATAAATACCTAATTCTCTATTTAATCTTTCAAATTCTAATTGATTAAATTCTTCTTTGAGCATCTGAACTTTTCTAGTGTTTCCTGTGTTAAAGATTCCCAAAAAGTCTTTACCTGTTCCAACAAATTCAGTCATCGTATATTCAGTATTTTTTAATTGAGTATCTAACTGTAATAATTGTTGTAATAAGAAAAATCCTCTAGTGCCTTCTTTACCAAATTTAAATAAAAGATTTGCTTCTAAAGCAGAATTTAATTGTGTGACAGATACCGCAACTCCAGAAAATACACTTGCTAATTTTAAACCAATAAATAATTTAGCACCGTCAATAAAAGCATCTTGATTTTGAACTAGAAATTCAAATCCTGTCACAACACCATTTAAAGCAACGCCAATTTTTTCACCAAATTGTTTTATTAATTCTTTATTGCCTTCAATTACCTCAGTTATTCTTACTACTAATTTACCTAATTCTGGTGCTAATCCTTGCCCTAAAGTGCTTTGAGCAGATGTTATCGCTATTCCTAAGTTAGATAATTGGGTACTTAGGTTATTGACTCTTTCGGCGGTAGCGCCACCAAATGATTGGTTTAATCCCTTTATTAATGCTTGTCTTACTTTGTTTGCTCCTTCTGCAGTTTGGCCAAACTTTGAAACTTCTAAACGAGTTAATCCTAATTGCTCTTGTAATATCTTAAAGACAGGTACGCCTCGATCAGCCAATCTGTTTAAATCTTCAAGACCCAAACCACCAGAAATAGATCGTGCAAATAAATCTGTAATAGCTTGTAAAGAGCCTAATTGATCGGTGGTGACTGCTGCGGTATCAGTAAATGTAGTTAATAATTCTTCAGTAGGTGTAATTCCTGCTGATTTTAATTTGATAAATGTTTCTGTTAAATCACCAACACCAAATTGAGTTTTGGTTGCAAATTTAGATATAAAACCAAATGCTTCTGCGCCTGCTTCCGCACTACCTGTCACAGATGTTAATGCTGTTCTTAAATCTTGAAATCTAGCAGTAGCATTTATTATAGACCTTACTGCAACTCCCGTACCAAGTGCAATTATTGCATTTTTAAGATTAAGTACGGATTGTTTAGCTTTATCAACATTGCCTTGAACTTGTTTAAATGCTTGTCCTGTTTTATCTTTACCAAGTATTTCTACAATATATTGCTGAGTCATTATCTTCTTTTACCTTGCAATTTTGCTTTGTTCAATGCTTTTTGTTCATCATCAGCTTTGACACTATAATAGGCATACCATAAATCAAATTCATCAACAGGCATTTGCATAATCTCGCCTATTGTTTTATGTAGCTTTTCAGCTAAGAAAAAATGAAATCTTAAATTGTTATCAGAATTTAGTTTTTTTTTAAGTCTGCGGTAGGCGATTGTGTTCCCATAATTTGACTAGCAACTCTACCAATAATATCTGGGTCCACGAATTTCTTCATCTTAATCTTGCTCTCTAAATCAAACATCTTTTCACCGTCTTTGGTTTCTGATTTTTTGATTATAATATCAATGAGAACAGTTAAATCGTTATTGTCTTTAAATAATTCAGATTTTTCAAGTAGCGTAAAAGGTTTGACATAAATGGCATCTTCGCCTATCAATCCCCATTCTTCAACTTCTATAATTTTAATCTCTTGATGCTTAAAGTGATTTATAGCACCTTCAAGATAATCCTTTTTGGGCATTTAATTATACTGTTGTAGTGCTTACGCCACCTGAAAACTGAACATTGATTGTTCTTGAAATTACTCCGTCAAGTGAAACATTCTGAGATATACCGGTCACAATTGCTGTACCTGTGTAGTATGTATCGCCTGAATCTTCGCCTTCTGGGTATAAATTTAAAGTCACTTCTGCACCAACTGTTAATGCACCTTGACCATTAGTATCTGTTTCGTCCCAGTGGCACTCAACACTACCTGTCGCATCACTTCTTAATGCTTTGTAGGTCTTTGATGTATCAGTTAGAGAAGTATCTTCAACAGTATCATTGGACTCATCAATAGTAAAACCTGTGACTTCTGCCACAGCGTTTGCACCTACTTTGACTACTCCGCTTGTTCCGACATGTGTTGCCATTCTTCATTCTCCTTCGGTTGTTCTTGTTCTTCTACTTCTACATCTTTTTTATTAGATGATCTAGTAGATTTTTTTCCTTGCTCAAGTTTATATCCTTTTGCTAGAAATTTGTCTATATCATTATCCCAAATTTCCACAGTATCGTTTCCACTTGGCATATAGATTTTAATTCGTTTAGCCATTATGATGTACCTCGTACAAATTCATAGAATACCCTTACCACAATTCTAATTGCTCCCAAAGGATAAAGTGTACCCTCATCTGAATTTACTTCTATTATTTTAGTTTCTTTAGCATAACCACCACGAGTTCTATCGGTATCTAAAGTTTCCTCTATAACTTCAATTAATTGATTGCGTTTAGTATCTATATTTGTTTCTGTACCCTTGACATAACCAACAATAATAAAATCAATCGTACCCGATCTTTTTCCTGCTGAATAATCACCTAAAGCAAAATCTTCTCGTGTTTCATCTGACGTTGTTATATATAATGCAGGGAATTGTGGGTCGGCTAATTCTTCAACCTTAAATGGCTCTCTGGTAATTTTTTTTAATTCAATAGGGGTAGTGACCGCATCAAGTGTAGTAATTATATTACTTGCAATATCTTCCCTTAAACTCATGATAAAGCCTTTTTAATACTTTTTCCGATAATTGCATTAATTTTCTTTTGTTCTTGAAATGATATTCCAAAGAACTCACGCTTAGGCATTCTACCTTTTCCTTCGTTATGGATTAATGCTTTTTTGGTTTGTTCTGCACTTCTAAAAAATACTATACCACGACTAGGTCTTGTAGTGAATGTTAATGCACTAAACATCTTTCCTGTAAAGTTTAAATCTACAAAATTTTTTGGTGTTGTATCTTGATTGCTTGGGTCATTAAATCTTTTACGCCTAGCTAGAATATATCCTTTAGAATACGGTTTGAATGGACGGCCAGAAACATCTTTGCCTTTCTGTTCTGTTCTATCTCTAATAGCACTTACTTGAAATGCTGAAGCCTCTGCTAATGCTCTTTGTATAGCTGATTTTATTTTTTCGGATTTCTTCTTTAATTGTTGTTTAAAGAATTTACTGTTGTCTTTGACATCAAGCATTAACGAATTAATCGTAAATGATGTATAGGCTCTTGTTCTGAGGTTTGGATAGTACTGTCATTATTTTCATCGTACTTTACTCCGTCTCTTAATACCGCTTGAAATTCTTCGGAATATTTTTTTCTATAATGTTCCATTTTAACTTGAAAAGTATCAGCACCTTCGCCACCTTGGGGGTCTTTCCATTTAGTTAGCATTGGTAAAATATAATCTGATAATGCTTTATAAACCACGCATCTAGTCCATTGTGAATCAACCAATAAAGCACTATTCATTTCAATAGTGGTGACTTTGGTAATATCTTTATATCTAACTGTATGACGATAACGCTCCCACCATTCCTCACGAATTTGTCTTATCACATCATCTTCAGCGTGTTGTAATTGTGTATCAAAATTTGTAATGCCATATTCAGCAATATCGGGTTGATATTCCTGCACATCTGATAACGCTACTGAAAATTCTGTGGTTGCCATTAATCGTCTTTCTTCTTCTTAGTTTTTTTTGGTTTATCTTCTTGGGGTTTTTCTTCAATTGGCTCATATCCTCTAAATTGCCAATGTACTAAATTCTTTTCATAACTATCTTTAGTTCTGGTGATGATTTTATCGCCTTTTTTTAATTTAATTAATTCACTCATAATAAATCCTTTATAGTAGGTGGGGAGTGTATCCCCACCCATACTCTATACTACTGAATAGATGAATCAAAGTGTAATTCTACACCATAAGTATCATGTAGTTCGCCTACGCCATAAACTGCAGTTGCAACAATCTCGTCTGCTCTTAGAGAAGCATCTCTTTGAGTTTCGATCTTGATGTCCTGCATCATAGCTAGGGCTAATGCGTCTTTATGGAATACAGCACCTTTGTAATCACCGGCAGTACCTGTGTCAGACATATTTGAAGTTTCAAATACTTGGATACCTGCTAGTGAGCCAACATAACCACTTCTTAATGCTTCATTAACTAGATCATTTGCGTTTGCGTTAGCAAATGAGTTAGACAAATTAGCTTTTAAGTCATAAGCGATTTTTGGGTGCAAGATTGCATAACATTCTTCAACAGGTAATCCTGCTGATCTTAATGTTGAAGCTGCGTTGAAAATGGAAGCTGCTGTAATTGCACCTGTACCGTCACCTAATGCGACTGAAAAGCCATCAAACAATGCGATTAAGTCTTGGTCCATTTTCTTTGCGATACCTTCACCAAATAATCTACCAATGTCGGCTGCAACATTTCTTGATGCAGAGTTTCTTGCTAGATCAGTAAGTGTAGTCATCACACCAACTTCTGATGCAGTGATTGTCACTGATGTTGGATTGACTGCAGTGTTGCTAAGGTCAGTTGCCTCGGCTACTGCTGATGCTGAAATTGCTGAGTAGATCGGAACCTCTACTGATTTGCCACCACCGGCAATAGTATAGTTCTTTACTAAGTTCTTCATTATAGATTTCTCTTGAATTACGAACTCAGCCTCAGCAACGATCTCTGTATATAGTTCACTAAGTGTACTACTTGTGCTTTCGTTTGCCATGTTTTAACTCCTTTAAAGTTATTTGTTTAGTTTAATATGAGTCACCGAATCTCTCTGTCTGCGATAATCCGCATATAACTTACGATCTTCTGGTTTACTCATGTCTAAGTCCGAAATATTTAAAGTCTTATTCGTATTTGACTTGCCCACATTGCTGACACTTCCACTCCCAGAAGGAGTTGCGCTTTGAAAGTGTGAGTTCTGCGTAAGAAATTCCTGTACTGCTTCTTCAACAGTTAGGGGATCACCGTTTTTGTTATATCTAGGTGTTCCCGATTTATCAAGAACTTCGACCTTACCCTCAGCATTTAAATGAACACTATTTTTCATCAGTTCTTTAATCTGATCTGGATTAATAGCATTATTTTTTGAAGCTGCGGAAATAAGCTGTTTATCTATCCTTTCATTTTTTAATTCGCCTTCTAGCTTGGATAGTTTTTCATTATACTCTTGAGTTCTCTTTTTGATGACTTCATCAAACTTCCCTTTCTCAATAGCTTTTTCTTCTTCTAATTTTTTATTTGCTTCCATTATTGTTCTGGCTTGATCTAGGCTTTCAACACCTAATTCTTCTGCTATTAGTCGTTCTTGCCTTTTTAATCTTTCGCCAACAACTTTATCAATATCTATTTGATGACCTTTGTCATTTTTGACAAATTCTTTTTTTGCCTGTTCTTGCTTTGCTTCTCTTTCTACATTTTCAGTAGTCGTAGTTTCTACATTTTCCGTTTGTTGCTCGTCAGCCATAATATACTCCTTTAAAGTTCGTATTATTGTAAGATGTATAGAAAATTTAATTAATCTTCAAGTAAAGTTTCCCATTCGGGGTTATAAACAATAAAGCTATGCCGACATCTATATCCACCTCGATCAACAAAAGGGTCGCTTCCAGATTTCCCTTTCCATTGAGAATTAGCCCATAAATCCCTAGCTTCTTCTTCTGTAAATACTCCGCCTATATGCCTAGCACAGAAATCTCTTGTAGTATCAATCCTTGTTCCAGAATATTTAAATTGCTTAATTCCCGATTGATCTGCTTTATATTTAATAAACTGTCCGTCAAACTGCATTATTGAATCATGGGC